TCATCAGCGACAAGGTTGCCGCCGCTTGTTACCAGCCCGTGATTGTCGTAACTAACTTTTGCTGAAGTGCCGCCGACAATACTGTTTGAAATGCTGAGGTTACCAGTTGCATCTACCGCTAAACCACTTCCAGCAGGTGGGCGCACGACACCAACCGTGGACTGGTCCGCAATCGGTAAATCAGCCGCAGTAATTTCAGCACCGCCTGTGATTAATCCATTTGCGTCATATTGAACGAGGTGCTTTTCCGCACTATTGGCGGCAACGCTGTTGTTAATGCCGATCACACTGCCTGTCATGGCAAGTCCGTTGCCATTCACAGCAACCGCGCCTTTATCAGTGCCTGCAGTAGGCAAGTCCTGGGAAACAATGGCACGAGCGGAAATAGCTCCACCGGCACCTGCTGGTCCCGCAATGAACTGCCCAGCCGCTGAAGTGTTATCAATATCAGCCGATACTGTCGCAGTACCCCCAGAGGTTGAAACGTATGTATTGACTAAACCTGTTGTGCTGCCTGCAACTGCAGTAACAGCTGATGCAGTGTTCCAGGTAGTGCCGTCCCAGATGCTGATGACCGGTGGGGTTGCGGTGCTGACATAAATTTGACCCTTAAAAACTCCTGAAGTTGGACGGGCTGCACCAACATCTGCAGAACTTGAATCAGCAAGCTTTTGAGCCGTTACAGCTTTATTGGCAAGCTCCTTTGTATCGACGCTTCCATCAGGCAGCGTTCCCAGATCAACTTGCGTACCAGGGATACTGTTAGCGGGAAGAGCTTTGATGGTGTCTAGAACAAAAACACTCGCCTTGACCTTTTTGGTTTCACTTGCGCTGACGTCAACGACCGCCACTGGGTCATCGCTATGCATGCCGCCAGAGCTCATCTCCGGCAACTCGGAAATTCTGAGGTCAGCCACAAGCGGTACCCGCTAGCAATAAACGTATTTTAGTCAGGCTCCTGCAGAGCAATCTTGCTGCCGTCTTCCTGCAGAACGAGATCATCATTCTCTTGCAGCATAAAGCGCTCCAGCAGTGCAACATTCAGCTTGATCTCGCCGGTTGTGACGAATTCAACGCTGGTGCGAATGGGCTGCCCAGGCTCGAACGCAAACCCAACACTCGTCACCACACAATCTGCGTCATACCAAACGCTTGGGCTATCGCACGAGTAGTAGATGTAAAAACGACCCTTGAACATCGCGCCCTGTTCCAGTCGTAAAAGCAGCTGCGCGTAATAATTTGAAAGTTCTTGATTATCTTTTACGGTGTCACCGCACTTGTTGTATCTGTACTCCCAAAAGCAGGTGGTTTGACCTTGCCCGCTAATCAACCCGTTGGAATAGTTGTCGCGGAAGTCTTCTCCCAGCACAGTTAAATCAACTGATTCGCGCCGTGTTGTTAATGACCACTCGGTGGTTTTTGCAATGCAATTGTAGTTTTTATCTCTGTTACGGATGTAAATTGCTTGTGCTTTGGATGGGGTGACAAGCGAGAGTGCATTTGCTTTTTTGCCAGCAATTGCATCTTCAAATTCAGTGTATAAGCGAATTCCACCGGCTTGATCGGTATGGCAAAACCAGGCGCCATCTGGGAAGTTATGCCCAGACACAAGTTCTAAATTGCTTCTGTCCTGTGTGGCTATTTCGATCCTGTCGCCATTGATCAATGCACTAGGCGGAAAATCAGCGCTAAAGCGTTTTTCGCTAGGCGTTACATCTGCCACTTCTAAAGTCACACCCAAGCCTTGCGCTCCAGTGCCGACTGCTGATCGTTGCAGGGAAATTAATCCCTGCTCGCCCATGTAAACACTCACAGCAGCATCTCCCGTGGGGAACCAACAAACTCAAATGCAATCGATGCAGACAGGACCTCACCAACCGCCATTTGCATTGCTGCGCTGGTCAGCAGGCATTGTCCTTCAATGTATTTTTTATTTGGCGTTCCATCATTAATGATGAAGCGAAGTTCGACTGATTCAGACTCAGCACCTTGACCGGTTGTGCTTGCTTTGATCAGTTTGTTTAGCAGGACGCTGGCACTGTTTGTTGATGTGTCATTTGGGTCAGCCGCGTAATAGTACAAATCACAGGTTCCTGAGGCGTTACGGATACCGGGGACCGTCGTTCGGTCCAAGTCGCCGAGCGTTGTTGTCTCCAACGTCGTCAGGTTGCTGGTGTACTGGAATGATCGGACTTTGGCTGCCTTGGTGCCGGCAATCTCGAGTTCGCCGTCTTTTCCTGAATAAAACGGCATCAGATCACACCCGTTAGCTCTACAGACACACTACTGAGTCCCGGGCGGACAGAAACCACAGACGGGGCCTTGCTATACCTAAATTTCATCACCGTTTGGTTGGGGATGTAATTACTGCCGGTCCAGCCCGCTAAGACCTCAGTAGGCAGCGTGAATGCTTTGTACGTGCCGTATTGCGAGTCATAGTGCGTAAGAAAATCGTCAGCATCAGTGTCAACGATGTTCTGATACTGCAGGGTCAGTTTGGCGTTGTACCGCTTGTCGCCGTAACGGATGCGGATCTCAGCGCCCGATACCGAATTGAAAGTCTTGACCGCCCAGTTACCTGGGTCGTAGTTGCGGCTTGATGGTTTGAACTTGGGAAAAGTCATCAGGTGATTTCCGTGAATTCGCTGGGGTTCAGTGTGTAGTAAGCAATTTCGCTGCTGCCATCCGAGCGTGTAGGCACAAAACCAGCGGTGACATTGACGATCCCGTCTTCACCCAGTGTAAGTTCGCTGATTTGGTAGAACCTCTTAGCCGGCGAAACCTTGAACAGGCTTGCAATCGCCCCACGCAACTGGGGATCTTGAACTCGTTGATTCCTGATGACGATATCAACCTCAACCACGTCCTCTGCGCCTGGCATGTAAGCCGAAGCTTTGTAAGAGCCATCTTCCACCGGAACAGGTGAGGTGATGGTCATGTCGTCATTGATCTTCAGCGCAAGCCCTGACTGAAATTCTGATTCCTCGGTCAAGACACGGATGTAGCTGCCAGGCTGCACGCCAATGGCATCTGGCGTGGTTTGGAATTCAACCGTGTGGTCAATCAACCTTCGTGAGGCCAAGGCATACCTTGCAGTCATCAATGCCTGATAACGGTTGTCACAGAACTGGGTCAGGTCATAATCTTCAATCGTTTGTGGGTTTTCTCCTTTGAACTTGACGATCGTGGTTTTTTCTTCTGGCAGCTCGTAAGGCACTGTTTCGCGCCAACGAACTTGCAGACCTGTTGACCGTCGCTCTTCTGCATTAATAAATGACAGCTTGAAGCTGCCATCCAAAATGTTGCCCGATGAGAAGATGCCTTCAGCTGCGATCGGCGAAGTGGAAATTGCTTTGGATGAGGTGTTAACAGGTAGTGCGGGCATCATGCCAAACACGCCGTTCTTGATGGTGAATATGCAAAGGCTTCGCTGCGCTTGCTCAACAGCAAACGACCGGAAGTTGACGTCAGACTCGACAACACCGTTCCAGTAGATTTTATTAGCCAGAAGGTATTTGCTGGTTTCCGCCAGACTGTTTTTGTCGACTAAATCCGGAGAAATAAGTTCCCCAAGCCCTTGCTTTTCGCTAGTCAATAAGTAGTAAATGAGGTCACTCAGCAGATTGCTGATGCCGAAGACGCCACGCTCCAGTCGCTCTACGCCTATGCCGCCATTGACCCAAACCCTAGGTTGTTCGATGGCTCCGACGGAAGGACCGCTCTTAAGTGAAAGCCCCAGCATTGCGAGATCGTTGTAGTCAGGGATCCCATCACCTGTACTGTCATCATCGCCTTCGCTGATGGCGTAGTTAATGTACGTCAGCGTATGCTCTGGTCCCGAATCGCAAGACTTGCTGATTTCATCGTAATGACTGCAATCAGAAACTTGCGAATACAGCTCAAAAGCACGTTCACCGTCGTTTAAGTTGGTCGTGCTTTCTTGAGTTACTCTCCTTGTGCTAGTAACACGGAATGAAAAAGAAACACTTTTATAGTTCTGATTGCTGTAAGGATTCCAAGGAGAAATGTCTCTAGTAATAGTAAACTGGTCTCCATTACTCCACTGCCCAGAGCAGGCCGCCTGATCAACTGTGAATGACACTAATGAACCATCGCCCATCCAGTTTTTATTAGTGCCGAAAGTTCGCAAATGCTTTGGACCTGATTGTGTTCTAACAGCAGCCCGAACGTTAAAAGCGATTGTTCCGTCGTCTTCAGAACCTGGACCTCTGGGTTTTGTAAATACAATTCTTCCTGGGCGGGTTTCGCCAACGCCTAAGTTAAAAGCACTTTCTCCTAAAACTTCTGTTAGCCATGCGTTTTTGGGCCAGTCTTCATCATATGGCGTGCTTCCCCAGGCGTACCAAAGTATCGAAGTCGGTATTTCCCGAACTTGACCGGGTGTTCTGATGATATCGAGGGGCTGCGTGAGCAGCTCTTCGTTACTAAGAACCTCAGCCCGAGATACTTTTTGACCTGTAATCTTGACTCTCATTTTTCCGTAGTCGGTTTCAAAGTCTTCTCCAAGGACTTCTCCGACTGCATTTAAACGCCAAAACTCGGCAGTTTCTTGGCCGTTTTGCACAATGTCAGAACCTACCCTTGGCACAAATCTAAACTCGTATAAGCCTTTGTTACGGGGACGGATTCGCAGATAGTTGTACATTTCGCGCGGGCTGTCGCCGGTAACGCAAAAGACCTTTGGGATCCTGTCCCACGCCGGCGGGGGTGATTCAACGTCCTTGTATTGAGGGATCGGTCTCACAAAAACGGAAAAGCAGCTGGTGCGTTTGAAGTACCTTGAAAGGGTCGGCGTGTTAACAGTCAAATCATCCTGATCTTTCTCAAACAGCTCTGAAGGTCTTGGAATTGCATTGAAGTTGCATAAACCGGTCGCTTGATTCCAGACAACACTCTTGATGCCAAATTCCACAGTGTCTGAAATTCTTGGCATCCTTGCTGTGGCAACTTCGTACTGCACTAAGTTCCAGTAAGCTGCTCCGCAGTGCTTTTTCTTGTTAAACCCGTCAGCACTAATGAAATCAGGCTTAGGTGCGCCGCGTAAGTATTCAATCCAAGGACCTTCATAGCCGCCCAAAAGTTCAGTTGATGCGCGACTGCCTGCGATGCCGATTCGTGGTCTGCCGTTAACCGATACGCATTCAAAAATTGCCGTAATTTTTTGACCTGGGGTAGTGACCCCTGTGCTGTCATCAAAGACGTCACGCTCCCAAGTCTTGTTGGGCGGGTCGCGTTGAACCAAGACCCATTGCGTACCACCGATCATCCATTTTGTGCCGACAACTAAAAGCTCATCTGCTCTGACGCGGTGATTATCAACTGCACTCGTGACGTCCTTATGGGTTATGCCATAGTCTTTCGGTTTGCCTTGTTGAATCTTGTCTGGGTAGGGTCTGAAATCCAAACCCTCATGAGTTGCCGTGCTGATTATGTATTTGATGCGCCAGCCTGGCTCGACGCCATCGATTTTGTTGATTTTGTCGGCCGACTCAATAAATCCTTGCCCTTTTTTGGCATAAGCAATCAGCCCCATTTGTCCGCCGTAAGCACGACCCACACCCGGTTGACCGGCATAGGTTCCGACGCCATCCAAGCCAAGTACACCAGTCAGCTCACCGCCGTTTTTAATGCGTTCAGCACGCTTAAGACGAACTGCATTTGCGTCATTCGTACCTGGTTTCTCTTGATCCTCTAGCGCAGCAAAAGGCGCAGAAATAACTTGCCAATTCAGACGGTGTGCGGTGCCGTTTCTAATGGGGTTGAACTGACCAAAAGTAGATTTAGTAACTGGGTTGCTGGCCATGCAGAATCCAGGTCCCAATCCGCCAGAGCCTGGAAGTCCATCAATTGGTGCAATAAATACCTCGTCACCTGTGTCTGGATCGCCGGATTGAGGAGTGCCACGGGTCCCGCCAATCAGGTTTCCGCCTTTAATCCTGTTCTCGCCGTCCTGCGATTTCCAGTACAGCGCAAAGTCTGCATTGCCTAAAGATGAAGCCGACTGGGCGCCGAGCCATAAACCGCGGACCTGCGGACGGGGGCGGATGTGCTCGCCAAGGGTGTACAGCAGTTTGACTCGCTGAAAACTGCCGTAGCTGTAAGCCCTAGACCAAACAAGCGATGCGGCTAATACCAGCCCGCCCGACAAAGCACCGTCACCGGCAGTGCCGATTTTGCCAAAGGGGATTGGCACAGGGATGCCGTATTGGACTAAGGACGCATAGCCGTTGAAACTACTGGTTTGATTGAAACGGCTTGGTCCGACATCATCAGGTAACTGCTCTTGCCGAATCTTCTTACGTTCTCTTTGTTGCTCAATTTCAGGCGCTTCAGGTCGCGGCGCTAACAGGACAGCAGCTGCAGTTAAAGCCAACCCGATAACAAGGTTGATCAGGATTGGCGTAACGACTGCGTCATTGACGATTTCAGGTACGTGGTCGTATTCAGCTGGTCTGGTCCGTTCCAGCAGTGCATTAAATCGCAGCAGCTTTCTGTAATCTTCTTCGCTGCATCCCAGCAGCTGAATTAAGTCCTTTTCATACGGTAAGAGCGGAGGGTTGAGACGTTGCTGATTGGCTTCCAGTCCACCGCCATTGCTGTTCGGTTGATGTAGAGGATTCCCTGCGACCATACAACCCCAAATGCGACCGGGTCACCGGTTATGAGCACCACGTCTCCATCATAGGTGGGCTCTTTTATCCGATCTGTGTAAGCCCTAAGTTCCCGGCAAATAGCCAATGGCCCCATGCCGTACCAGCTGCTTTTAACCCCAGGGTTTGGAATACCCATACTGTCAAGTGCTTGGATGACCAAGGAGATGCAGTCAAGCGTGTCGCCATTTGTTTTATAGGCGTACTGTTTGCCGATTAGGTGCTCACACATTGATCGTTGCTGTGATTGGGATGTTGCCAACCAGTTGGGCATTCAACCTTCGACCTGGGACAGTGCCTCGCACCGCGTCCATCACGCTGTTGAGGCTTAGCTCAATTCGTGTTTGATCCCAGCCGCCTGATGAAATTGAACCTGTGTAGTTGTAAAGAACACGCTGGATGCTGCTGTCGTCTTTCAGCAAAACAACTTGCACAAACCCGATCCAGGCATCAGTGATGGCAGTGTCTGCCCAGGTACGGGTCACTTTCGTAGAGGCAAAAACCAAACCTGCGTCTAGGTTGTCGCCTTGGATGTTTGCGACTGCACCTGAAAAGCTGAACGGGGCGAACGTGTATGAGCTGCCCCCGTAATTTACGGTCGTGCTCACTTTGTAGTTTTGAAAGCGGTATCTGGTTGCGCTCTTGTCTTTGAGGGTCAGCAGGACACCAAGGTTCAGTTCAGACATCAGACTCCAATCCTCGTGCGTGCGCTTGGGCTCATGCGAAGGCGTTGCAGTGTTCTGGCTTCACCCGCCTTGCCTGCTTGAGCAATGATTCCCGGAAGTTGATCCTTGCGGATGAATTCATCGTTGCCGATCTGAGTCACGCCACCGCTGATGTTGATTTGCATGGGTTGATCAGCTACAGCCATGCCACCGCCACCAACCATTTCACCACCGTCAGCAAGCAACTGATTGCCTGATTGACCTGCGCTCCACCTGCGCATTGCCCCGTCAAGCTTACTTTCTGGGATGATT